GGTCAATATTCCCGAACCCGAGTACGGAGAGCGTCCCGCTTGCGGGACCAGTGCGGCAACGCAAACGACCTCGGAGACGTCGGCGACGACCTGTGCTGAAATTTACGGACCAAAACCGGTGGGAAAACCTCCCCGGGGTGCCTTTTTGTGCACTTGGCTACAGGTATGGCGCTGATTTCTGGTCGGGCGCCATCAGGCAGGGTTGACCTGTGCCACGCTTGCCACGCTTGGGTTCTCTCGAACTTGAGTTATGAGCAGGCTCTCGGCCGATCCTCGCCTGGCGACACGTTTCTTTTTCGCGTCGACCTCCTTGTCGATCGCTGTGGACACCACGTTGTGAGTTGCATGGACCGCCTCAAAGAGTGCGTCCGTTTGAACGACCACGTGGCTCCCTTTTCCGTCTTTTTAACCTCCGAAGAGATGGATGTTGCCCGCCGGAGTGGAGGCGCTGGCTTGTACTCACAAGCGCCCACTTCCACGATGGACGGTAACACTCATTTCGCGACGTACCGGTTGGGTAAGAAGGACCGCCGTGGTGACCCTCTGTCTTGTTGCGCTGTCGATCACATCTTCGGATGGTTGGTTGCAGCCCTCCAAGCAGGCCGGGTCGCATACTCCACGTGCTGTTGCCGTCGAACCTCAAGTACGGGTATGTTAGTCGTGGAGCCGTTGCGGCTCTCGCGCGATGCCCCGAAGGCCGAGTCAAAGGAGGAGCACGTCGTCATTGCCGCTGCCGACCCGGCCCCGAGTGGTGCTGGTGTGTTGGTGGAGGAGCCTGACCCCGTTGAATTGCACAACAAAGAATCCTTGATTCCTGGTGTGGAATTGTTGTTTGATCCAGCTTCCGAATCGACAGACGACGCGCCGTTGGCTGTCCGATATCTGCCCCTCATTGAGGAGCGCTTGTTCTGGGCCAACTCGCAGCGCAACGTACTGGCAGCCATCAAGGGTCGGATCGAAGACCCAGAAGTGCCGGTGAACCTCACGGAGGAAGAACGCGCGGAGATAAAGGCAGTATCCGGAGCAGTGCGCCGCCGCATGGCGACAGACAGGAAGTTGATCAGCACGATTGCATCCAGCCTTCTTGGAATCGATAAGCGCAAATCATCGAAATGGCTTCTCAAGCGCGCGGAACGCGGTCTCCGTGAACTGCGCGAAACCTACGCACCACGCTACCAATTCGAGGCTGCGGTGAAGCTCGAACCGAGTGTACGTGGCAAGGCACC